TATTTAAACCTACAATTAAAAAATATTTGTACGGCTACACTCGTTCTAACTTTTTAAGAATAGACGCTGACGAGGCTGCTATATCAATTATGTTACCTGTACAACAGTTCAAAAAAGGGAGACCATACTAATGGCAATATTAAGAGGCGGTAAACGTATCGGTGGTTTTGATGTTAGAATAGGTTTACCTAGAGATAGATCACTTGATAATGTTTATGGCGACGCTAGATTAAGACAAAAACCAGGCACAAATCCAGAGACTACAATCGGTCGTTTTCAATCAATGGTCAACGAAGGTGAAGGTCTAGCAAGAAAAGCAAGATACTATGTAGAGTTTACATTGCCTGAAAGAGGTTTAATTCAACCTAGAGCTGGTGATAACCCTAATGATGTTATAGGTGTATCTTCATTATCCGAGGAAGAAGCAGGTTTCTCTAGTAGTTTTGACCGTCATCAATTTCAAAAACAACAAGGTCGTAGAGTAAATGCTTTTTGTAATTCTATTCAAATGCCTGAAAGAACGGCAACTATGAAAGAAATTAAGCACAATGGTCCTAGAAGAAAATTTGTTTATGATTATACTTCAGCACCTATTACTGCTACATTCTATACAGACAAATTTTTAAGAGAAAGATCATACTTTGAAATGTGGCAAAGAGCTGCCTTTTCAGGTCAAACACACAATTATGATTTTTATGACAACTATGTATCAGACGTAAATATATTTCAATTAGGATCATTTGTGTCACGTCAGGAAAGGGATGACGTTACATATGCTGTTAAACTATATGATTGTTTCCCTAAAACAATCGGTGCCGTATCGTATGCTCACGCTGACTCAAATCAATTACAAACATTTGAAGTCACATTTGAGTTTAGATATTGGGTAAATTACTTCTTAGATAAAGCTGGTGATGTTAAAGTAGGTCAACCAGAATATTATGCTCACAAACAAGAACAAAGAGGTGGTATCTTTGGTGGTTTATTAAGTAAATTACCACCTGAAATAAGAAGAGCAGGCAGAGAAGTAGTAAACGATATAAGAAGAAGAGTACCTATAGGCGGTGTAACAGGCGGAAGAGTCTTCCCACCGTTCAAAATACCACCATTAAATTTATAATAATAAGGAGAATATATAATGGCTTTACCAATAATTGAAACGCCAACTTATGAGTTGACTTTGCCATCGGCAGACGTAAAGGTCAAATACAGACCGTTTCTAGTAAAAGAGGAAAAAGTTCTTTTAATGGCATCCGAAACAGGAAACCAAAAAGAAATGATACAGGCAATAAAAGACATAGTAGGTGCTTGTACATTTAATAAAATTAACGCTAGTTCATTACCTATTTTTGATTTAGAATATTTGTTTTTACAGATAAGAGCTAAATCAGTAGGTGAAGTAGCAAAATTTAAAATGTTGTGTCCAGATGATAAAGAGACATATGCTGAAACTACAATAGATTTATCTAAAGTAGAGGTACATGTTGATGAAACACACACAAATAAAATAGTATTAGACGAAGCAAGAAACTTAGGTGTTGTATTTACATATCCAACAGTTGATACAGTGTCCGTGGGTGAAGATTTAAAAGCTGATAGTAAGACATTGTTTAAAGTGTTGACAAATTGTATAGATCATATCTATGAGGGTGAAAAGACATATCCTGCTTCAGACTCTACTAAAGAAGAGTTAGACAAGTTTGTTGAAAGTTTAACACAAAAACAATTTGATGAGTTTAGAAAGTTCTTTGAAACTATGCCTAGACTTAAACATGATGTAGAAATAGAGAATCCTAAGACTAAAGTTAAGAGTACAGTAACTTTACAAGGGATACAAGATTTTTTCGGATCAGCCTCTCCCACAACAGCTTAGAGGCGACCTTTAATATTAATTTTGCTCTAATTCAACATCATAAATATAGTTTAAGAGAGATTGAATCATTAATGCCTTGGGAAAGAGACATTTATGTCAATTTATTAGAACAACATATAAAAGAAGAAAACGAAAGACGAAAAGCAGAAGCAGAGAGGCAAAAACATAATGGCTGAGGATAAAATAGTAGTACCTGCTGACATAAAAGAGGTCAGTAAAAAAGTAAAAGTTGACTTAGAAGTTGACACAAGCGTTAAAGATTTAGGACCTAATCCTTACGCTAAACTAATACATATGGCGAGAGCCGTTGACGCATGGAGAATATTTCCAAGACTATTCTTAACAGTTTATATTATTCTATTATACAAATGTGTAATATGGTATATGAATTTAGGTTCGCCTACGATGGAACAAAGTGGTTTAATTAGTATCGTTGTTGGTGCTGGGGCTGCTTGGTTTGGTCTATACACAGGAACAAGTAAAAGTAAAAAATAATGGCAACAGACCCTAAAGATTTCGCTAAACAAACAGCAAAAGAATATAGACAAGCCTTAACTGGTGTTTTCAAAGCTGTTGTTCCTAACATGAAGAAAGCAGCTAGACAGCAAGTCAAAGACTTTGAGCAATCTTTAGTTGCTGGTTCAGGCAAAAAAATACAAAACGATTTAGATGGTTTAAATAAATTCATTGACGCTTTTGATTTTAGAATAGAGGGTCTAAGTAAAAACGCTGAGAAGTTAAATCAAGTCAGAGAAAAACTAAATGAAGAAGTAGCAAAAAAAGAAGAAGAGGCTGCTAAGTTAAGAGAGAAAAATATATTTTCTGAAGTAGAAATAGGTAAAGATAAAAAGACAGGTGAGATACAAGTTAGAAATAGATTACTTACAGAAAAACAAATTAATAATAAAAAAGATCAAATAATTGCTGAAGAGAAGAAAGTAAGACAACAAGAAAAAGATAACTTAGAAAAGTTTAGACAGTTTCAAAAAGGCGAAAAACAACTTACAAAAAAACAACAAGATAGTCTAGTATCAGAAATACAAAATTTACAAGAAAGAAGAGCATTAATAGAAGAAGAAAAGAAACTATTTACTGGTAGAAGTGGTAGATTTGATAAACGTATCGGTGGTTTCTTAGATGACTTTGAAAATGCCTTAAATGATAGAGCACCTGATTTCTTAATACCTGTTGTACAACCGTTGATAGATGTTGCTAGACAAGTTCAAAAAACAATTACCTTAGTTGTAGATGGTTTTACTGGTGTTATAAATTTAGTTAAAAAACTACCTGACTTATTTGATTTTACTTTAGATGGTGTAAAAAATACAGTCACTAAATCTTTTAATTTTATAGGCAATGGCTTTAAAAGATTTGATAAAGGATTAAAAGGTGTATTTGACGGTGTAGCAAAGGGATTTGAATTATTTAGAACAAAAGGTTTAGCAGGAAGTATTAAAGCATTAGGTTCATTTACTAAGAGAATTATAGTGGCTGGTTTAGCTGCTCTTGTTGCTTTTGCGCCATTATTGATACCTGTACTTAAAGTTATAGCTGTTATAGGATTAGCCGTAGCTGCTTTCATGTTAGCTAAAAAGGCAGTTGAGTTTTTAATTGCCAATTTTGATGCTGTAAAAGAAAAACTAGGTGATTTTGCCCTAAGTATAAAAAATTCTTTTACATTTGTTAAAGATAAGTTAGTAGAATTTGCTGAGGGTATTACAGAGATACCTGGTAAGATAAAAGACTTCTTTGTTGAAGTATTTTCTAATATCAAAAATTTCTTTATTGATGTTATCAATGGTGTTATAGGTTTAATTAACAAGATACCTGGTGTAGAAATAGAAAAGATAAAGAAAGATGATGTTGAAAAAGTACAAGCCGATGCTAATGATGGCTTTATTGAAAAACCTGACTTCGGCGAAGGTAAAGTAGATTCTAAATTACAGGCAGAAGCAGATAAAAAAGCAATAGAAGAGATAAAAGGTTCAGGTGAAAAATTACAAACTGTTATAAACTTAGATGAACAAAATGATAAGTTAAATAAATTGATAGATGAGTTTCAAATTAAAAAAGATGGCGTTGTAGAAGGTTTACCTAAAGAGTTTGATATTAAACCTGAAACAACAGAAAAAGACGCCCAACCTATAATAGTAAATAATACAACAGCACCTGTTAATACAGTTGCTAATACAACAAGTCAAGTAGTCACTGCTAATAGTTCTAAAGCAGTTGACGATACATTCAAAAATTTAAATAGATACGCTTAAAAAAAGGGATGCCGATTACTCGACACCCCTTAAAGTTAGAAAGCGAGAGAGAAAAGATTAATCTTCTTCCGCCAATTTACTAAAGTAAGACAAAGTATCATCTTCATCATCACTTGTCGGAGAAGATTTAACTTCCTGACTTTTCACAACTGTTTCAGTTTCTTTCGGTGGGAGGTCCGTTTTATCAACTGTCGTTGTGTTTTGTGTTCCTGAAATTACCCTAATCAGTTTCTCTTTGAGTTCGTCATAGGTCTTAAAATTACTAGGATCAACAAAAGGTTTTAGAGCATACTGTTTCGCCCATATTGCTTTGATAGAATTATCATCTTCAGCAACTTGTGAAACAGACTCAAACTCAGATTTATCATAGTTCCAATAGCCATCAACTTTTCTAATTTTTAGTTTAAAGTTAGCACCTTTCCAAAAATCAAATGGGTTGATAGG